CCGTAAAATGGTCTATCCATAAAAGCGCCACAATCAATATTAACACTATCCACTATAGTATTTCCAGTTTTTATGTTGATAAACCCTTCATTTTGTGTCGAAGCAAACGCATTAGTTTTTAATGTGCCATTTTTAATAATACGAGCATCAATGTCAATGCTTTCACTTAGTAAATATGTTTTACCTACAAGGTCAATATATTTATTCCCAGCATCAAGCATTTTTTTGAAATTCTCTGTGTCATCTGTTACACCGTCACCCACGCAACCGTAGAGAATTGGAGTTGTAAAAATATTCAAGAATTTCTGTATATATGCGTAAAGTTCTCCGTTTTGAGCCATTTCATCAAGCTTCTTATTAATTTCATCCTGTACGTCCAAATTATCGAAATAATCATGCACATACTTATAAAGGGTCTGAAATTCTTCACTTAACTTATTAACGTCTGTAATAGTATTGTTAAGATATTCCACCACTTTACACAACAGCTCGTAATAACTCAAACTATCATCATATACCAGTGGCAACACATTCTGACACCAGAATCTAAACGGTTTTAATTCACTCATAACTAAACCACCTTTCTCACTTTACCAAAGCCCAAAGAACAAGTCTTTAAACTCATCAATAACCATCATATCAATATTGATAAAAGTATCCCTATACTCAATCAACATCTTACTATAACTTCCACCACCCATTTTTCCCCTAACACCTTCACTAAAACTATCTCCTTTTTCACCTGTTTTAGCATTAGTATTATTTAACAAGCTATTAACTGTCTGACTATTAACACCCTTAACCTCACTACTACCACTATCAGTAACAGTTTCGTCAACGTCTGTATTACTATTACCGCTATCTGTAATCTTTCTAGCGTTAGTCAGATAAGTTTCACTCTCAACCCCAGTTAACGCCCCCTGCGGTGTATCACTATACAAGTCTTTACTCGTACCACCAGTCGAGCCAACCTCAGCGACATAATTATGTCCCTTATTAGCTCTTCTATTACTAGTCTTACCAGTATCCGTACTACTTCCAGAACTCTCAGTCTGCCCCTTATTCTCATAACTCCCATGCTCAGTTTCCGTCACATCTCTCTGACTACTCCTAGTATAGTCCACGTCATAGAACGGCTCAAATTTCAACTTTGCACTCTCATATAACTGGTTATAATAAGGCATAATCTCTTCAAACTTAGTGTTCATCCAGAGTATCCAAACACCAGCAGTCTCAGCACCTATCTCCCTTAAATAATAATGCTTCAGCACCTTACTAACCAGTTTCTCCCTATACGCTTCATCAAAGATCGCGAAGTTAGTCGTGACTATCTTATTCCAGCTTTTACTCAGAACTTCGTCTACATCAGAGGCACCAACGCTGCCCTCCAAGCCAGCTTTCTGTTCACAAATAAATCTCACTTCTGTGGTATACTTACTCATCTTCCTCACCACCTTCGTCGTCAACTTCTCCGTCAACATCTGGAATCTGGAAATCTTCTCTGTACTTCACACTCACGTCCAGTCCAAACATCTCATTAATCTTATTACAAGCTTGTTCTCTCATAGCTAATCTGCTATACCTACTTGCAACAGTACCACCCTGGCCTCTCGCAACTTCGTCAGTTATCAGTCTCTCCTTCTTCTGATAACTAACATTGCTAATACCCAAGTACGTCAACGCCTCATTCCATATCTGGTTTTTCAACTCATACAGCTTATCAGCTACAAAAGGAGCATCTGTTTTAAGAACTCCGAACCCTTTGATATCAAGGTTTCTATCACCAAACAGAACAGGGCTATTACCGTCATATTCCTTATAAACGTTTTTCAAGCTCAACCTCTGTTTTTCGTCACACTGAATTAAAATAGGGGTTTTCTGCGCTCTTGCATTAATATCAATCGTACTGTCTAAATCCCACAGTCTTTGAGCATAATACAACACATCCTGAGCAGTAGGAACTCTCATGTAGTTATTCCACACAATGACACTATCCTTATCAGTAAACATAGCAGAGTTATATCCACTATATCGGCTATACGCTCTCCGGCTCACAGGTTCACCGTACACATCAAAACTTCCATTAGCCAAACACCCCAGTGCTAGATATCCGAGCACATCATCCCTAAAGAATAAAGCCTGTCCGCTTAGGAATAACTCCATTTCCAGATATCTAACATCCACGCTCTCAGGCAACCCTTCCCACTTGAACATTGACATTGACAGCTCACATAATCTTCTCAAATACATGTTATTCGACAGCATGTTTTTAGCCAAACTTGAAGAAAAATTGTTTTTCCCTCTTTTACCCATTTCTTTTCACCACCTTTCACGCTGTAGTGTTCGGACTATTATCCAAATGATATTGGCCAATCTCAGAACCTTTCTTCCAAAACGTAATTCCATTATCGTAAATCCCACAGATTTTTCTCATATCATCACACGGTATACTACCAGTTATAGTACATCCGACAGTCTTAACATAGTTCCAATGAGGCCTACTTGTCCTGTTCGGTCTTACTAACTGTTTTACTGCATACCCGAAACGAGTAAAATAATCATCAATAACAACAGCAGTATCCAGATTAACGCTACACCTCGTATAGTAAAACTGGTTCTGTCTGTGAGCTGTGATAGCACTGCCAGAATTAAAGTTTCCACCACTAACGTCCGCTCCTCTCTTCGCTTTATACGCACCACTAATAGTATTTGTTACAGACCCTAAAGCGTTCATACCCCCGGCCGCTGTAGCAAGACCGCCTCCACCAGCTAGCGCACTAATACCAGCGAACAGTGCATTTAGTGCCGCTGAAAAAGTATTCGGTACGGCAGATTGTGCTATGTAGGCCTGATACCCGTCTATAGCCCAGCTGCACATAGGGAATGAATCAAGAGCTAAACTTTCGTTAGGACAAAGCGTTGTGCCCTTATAGCCAATCGGTCTGCAAATAGCTTGTACGGGTTGAGTGATAGATGTGAGCAATTCAAAGCCATATCCACCGTCATTTTTCATAAACTCATAACGTAACCTCATACTATTTCCACTTCCGTTTGTAACCTCCATGAAATTATACGGGTAACTATACATCTTTTTATTCTTCGGTCTATAACCATTTAATGTCTCTGTGCCAGTTAACGCTTCAACCTTTGAAAGAAAGTCACTTGAAACATCTCTGTTAAGCAATTCTGTACCACCGTCCTGTATTTCAGTGCTTAATGCGTGTAATGGGCAAGTATAAATTGCTTGAATATTATCGGTTTTTTGAGCCATGCTTTTAAGGTACTCATTAATACCATGTATGTCAGTAGCTTTGAAAGCCATAATCACACCAGCGCCATAAATACCCTCATAGTTACGCCCATTCCCTAAAGAATCTGTAACATTGATTACATTGATTAAAATAGCCAGCTCTGTGAGATTTCCAAACAGAGTATTATATCCACCGTTTCTAACATACTCACCAACATCAAAATTTTCTGGTACTAAATTACTGCCAACCTCGTCTGTTGCGGTGTGTTCTCTTTCTACAAAGCAATAGTCTAAGGTGTAATCAAAGAACCAGGTCTGCATCACATCAATTTCAAATGTAATCTCAGACGTTTCATTGTTCACGTATTCAACGCTTTTGATAAAAGCGTAGAACCACTTACGGCCATAATTAGTATTCTGAAACATCATATAATTGCAGTCATACAGATCATCAGCCTTAACCCCAACCCTTGCAACACCTTTCCTAACTCTTTGATACGTGTAGTTAGTTAGATTATACTTCACAAGTCCAGCAAAATAACTTGTCTGACTTGCTCTATCTGCAAAGTATATAGTATGGTCGTAAGTCGTATCTAAAGGGCAATCCTTTAATATCTTAATATTTGTACCGGGTTCGATATACATATTACTTCAACTCCCTATACTCAAACTCAAACAAAATTGCTTTATAACCAGCGTCAACGCCAGAAATATAACAGCCACCAGCACTATCAATACCGAGTACAGGGGCAGCCTTCCCAGAAACCCCCGGGGATTTTTCAATAACAGCAACGTTGAAATCCGTAATACTGATAGGGCTAGTAAAGTATATAGCATTATCGTCACTATTAAAGCTTGCACCTGTAACCCCACTTTCTGTGAGTACACCCTCACGTAGCGTGATAGAACCTGTTTTCCAGTCCAACCCAAAATGTTTATTGGCTTTCTTGCCATATCTGATATTTTCACCCACTGTAGGGTATACATTACCAGCGCTGTCAATATAATCTGCTGGGTAATATGCGCTTTTACTCATGATAACACCTCTTTCATATAAGGTGGGTCAGTTAACCCAACCCACCATTGCACAACATATAGATTATTTGTTAACTTGTTAAACTCTTTTCAATCAATCTTTATTCATAAGTACAGTTGCACCTACATCACTGTCACTCGTGATGTTAGTAGCGCCTGTATAAGTTACGCCATTAATTGTTGCGACAAGTTTAACATTTGTAGCGGCTTTAGTAGCAGGGATAAGAAGTGCCCCAAACGGGTGTACAGCAATACCGTCAGTTGTAAGCTGTTCGGTCTGTACAAATGTAACATTGTTAGGAGCAAGCGTAGCATCGTCTACACTAGCTTTAAGTGTAAGAGTAATAGCTTCTTTAGAAACAGTCTTGTCTACAATCTCTGCGGTGATACTTGCTGGCTCTGTGATAGTAGCAGTATCAGTTACAAAAACAACAGCATTCGCAAATGGGCTGGTTGAAACAGTTTTCCACTGATGATAGAAGTAATTCCAGTACAGTCCAGATGCTACATAGTTTTCTGTGAACTGATTCTTGTTATCATAAACCTGGAACCAGTTTTCATCGCAAATGATAGCCTTAACATTTGCCATTAAATCAAGCTCGTTAGTTGTTACCTCTTCGATACCTGTACAGTTCTCACGGATTTCATTGAAACGAGCGTTATCAAATGTACCCCAGTTGTCAATAAGGAAAAGTCTCCCCATGAAGTCAGCCTTGTCCATATTAAACGCACCAGCCAGAACATCAACGTCAAACTCTGCGTTAAAGTCTGCATCCATGAAAATAACCTGTCTGTCTTTTGGTGTAGTTGTCTTAACACCAGAATCGTTGTAGTCAGAACTCATGAAAGGCAGTTTGTTTGAAGTACCTCTGAATTTCTTTGCGGCATCTGTGAGTTTCGTTCCGTCACCGACAGACATAGGGTACATGTGCCCGTGTGATACCGCTTTAATGATAAGATACTTAAACAGTAAGAACTCGTCATAGTTTGCGGCTGTGTAAACAGAATCTACAATCTTAGCGATAAGGTTCTGCACGCCATCAATAGATAAGAAAGCCTGTTTTAAGTCCTCGTCCTGGATTGTTACCGGGTACATAACACGCCAGTTCATAACGTGGAAAGCAGACCGAACATCCGGGAAGGTTCTCTTGAACTCTCTTGCACTTGCCTTCTCTGGGTCAAACTCTACGACTTTAGCGATAGAAACAAAAATATCTTCGACTGTTTCACCGAACTCAATATATCCCTTTTTAAGAATTTCATATGGGTTGTTGAATGTTGCACTCTGTACTCTTACAAGTGCAATTCTGTTAACCAGTGCGTTAATAAACTGGTTTGCTAAAGCTGGCGTACCATAAAGGATATCTCCAACTTTAACAACATCGTCTGCTGTTGCTACAACAGGTACGTTCTGCTGGTAGTCATAACTTGCGTTCTGACGGATAACATTTAGAATATCAATGGTTGAAGCGTTCAGCGTATTTACTGCAATTTTCCGTGGCATTGCTTATTACCTCCTTTATTTAAATAAATCTTCAAATGTTTTTGGTGTTTCTGGCTCTTCTTTTTCCTCTTCCTGTTCTTCTTTTTTCTCAAAAAATCTGTCTCTGTATTTTTCTCTCCACTGTTTATCATTTTCCTCGTATTTTGCTTTCCAATCTTCCTGACCTTCTGATTTACTTTTCAGGTCTGAAAGTGTATCTGCAACATCTTCCAGAAATTCAAGGTCAGCATCCTCGGTGCTATCACCTACACGAGTCTTAATACTTTCCAGAATTTCATCAGTTGTGCATACAGCCATATTGCAACCTCCTTATAAATGATAATTAATTTTCATCCAAACTGGCATCTTCTTTGCTGGGTCTCTTGTATTTTGTCCCGGAAACTTAGGGTCTACGGTTGAAAGATATTTGTACCAATTTCTAGCAAATTCTGCTCTCTCATGATGGATTGCCGCTGGACGTTCATAGTTAGCTTGAAAAATCAGCGCTAGTTCGCCAGGGTCTATTGTACTGTGTGCCCACGTTTTCCAGTCCATTGAAGAATAAGAACTAGGATACCATTGTGGCTCAATCCCTCTGTGCTCCTCACCAGTGCTTTCTTGATATTCTGCATAAAGAACATCGCATTGCTTTGTACCATCCTCCCAGTCATCGTGAGAACCAAACAGAACGTCAAGAACATCATAAAGGTTTGATGGGGGTGTCCATTGAACTAATCCGTGGCCGGTACCTCCGATTTCTATAAGTGCCGGGTTAAACTTTGACTCTTGCATGATGTTACCACAAAGACCAGCTATTGCATTAATCGTCCAACCCTTGAAATAGAAATAACTGAAAATACAAGCGGCATTGTTCTTCTGTTTGTCGCCGTAATCTTCAAAGTATTCGGAGTTTCCACCAGTTATCCATGTGTAACCTACTTCACCAGAAGCACCTTCGCCGTATCGCCACAGCCTAGGAAACGTTCTCTGATAATCTACGTTTCCGCCACTGGAACCTATTGAAACCTGATTTGCCAGAGGTGCGTTGTCAGTATGCGCCCCCATGAATACAGCACTGCCTGTACCCTGTTTATAACACATTTCTGTATGTGTATTTGAAACGCCTATATCGCCCGGTAAAATCAATCCTGTAGAATCTACTTGGGTGAAACCTAACCCCTGTAAAACTCCTTCCATTGTGTAAGTTGTAAAGGCGTTACTACTAGGGGCGTAACCAGGTGTAGCCCACCCTCCAGCTAACAGTGCATAGTTGATAAAAGAGCTACAATCATAGTATGTGATACCATTAACTGTCTGCTGGTTTCTGTAAGCTTGAGAATAGCCAACGTTTGGTAAACCGCAACATGTTACAGCCCACGTGTAAGCCGCGTTAATATCTGGCATATCATGTCACCCCCAGAAGTTTCCAGCAAGCCTGACCGAAAGCTGAATCATTCTTACCGTTTGTTCCACACTCAAAGCCATATGCTCTCATACTTGTCTGAAAAGAGTTGATAGCATACACGGTATTTGAGCCGCAGTCGCCGTCAATCGTAAGTGGCTTTCCGTCTGCACCAACATAGTGTAACATAGATAATACGGTTTGAAGAACCACCACATCTGTACCAGTTGACCCGTAGCATACTGTTGAAAAACTATGTGCCATTTACTCACCCTCTTTCATGATAGAGCTGATATGAAACAGTGACATGAGCTTTTCAGGTAAAAGGTCTGGATTGATTTTACTGATATTCTCCAAAATAGAAACCAGCTCTGTAGTGCAAGCATAGAATACTATAATAGGAAGAATTAAAATATCCAGGTGTATTCCAGCGATAGCACCATAGTTGTCAATAATCCATGCCAGAAAATAACAGAACATGAAGCCGACTTTTTTAAACAGGCCATCCCTTAATTTAGAGGACTGGATTTCCTTGTTTTTAATAGCTGAAATAAACCCTGTGCACAAGTCTAGTGCGTTGAATCCAAGCGCTACTAAAATCGGAGTAAGCTGATTCATCTTGTGACCCCCCTTTCTTTTACATATTAATTATAAAATAAGGGTTGACAAAAGTCAAGTTATATATTAAAATAATTAATAAGTAGTAATAAGTATTTCTTATAAGTGCTTATAAGTGTAGCTTATTAATCATATTTTATTTATAAGTAGGTGAAATAGATGTTTTATGACGGTACAAAGCTGTTAAGCTTAAAAGATTTAAATGGTAAACAGCCAGAAATTTATATGTGCACTTCTAATCGTAGTGGTGGTAAAACAACTTATTTTAGCAGATTGCTGGTAAATCGTTTTATAAAATATAAAGAAAAGTTTGGGCTTATTTATAGGTACAATTATGAACTGGATGATGTGGCTGATAAGTTCTTTAAGGATATCGGTGAACTGTTCTTTCCGGGATATGAAATGGAAAGTAAAAGAAGGGCAAAAGGTATCTTTCATGAATTGTTTTTAAATGGAGAACCTTGTGGTTATGCTGTAACTTTAAATAGTGCGGATACTATCAAGAAATATAGCCACTTCTTTTCTGATATACAGCGACTTTTGTTTGATGAATTTCAGAGTGAAACTAACCACTATTGCACCGATGAAATTAAGAAGTTTATTAGTGCACATACGACTATTGCAAGAGGCCAGGGTAAACAAACAAGATATGTTCCTGTTTTCATGTGCTCGAACCCGGTTAGTATTATCAATCCTTACTATGTTAACATGGGTATAAGCTCTAGGAATCAACTAAATTTCTCAAAGGAAATGGCTTCGTATTAGAGCAAGGATTTAACGAAAGTGCAAGCAAAGCCCAGAGCGAAAGTCAGTTTAACAGGGCTTTCGCAAATAACGAGTACGTTGCGTATAGTAGTCAAGCTGTATATTTGAATGATAATAAGGCTTTCATTGAAAAGCCAGAGGGAAATAGCAGATACATTGCTACGTTAAAATATAAAGGCGGTAATTTTGCTGTACGTGAGTATACAGAAAGCGGCTACTTGTATTGTGACGATAGGCCGGATATGACATTTCCAACTAAAATTGTTGTCACTTGTGATGATCATAGTATTAACTATGTGATGCTTAAAAGAAATGACTTTATGATAGCAAATTTCAGATACCTTTTTGAGCGAGGGTGTTTCCGGTTTAAAGATTTAAGATGTAAAGAAGCTATACTAACAGCATTAAGTTATTGATATCTTCCAACGTTTGTTAACTTGAGTTGTATAGGAGTGCACTGGTTAAATGTCCAGCCTATAAACTGTCGTTATTGCAAAACGCTTGCTTAACTACGTTGGTGAAAGATATAGAAAGGCCCTGTATAACAATCGTATGATTGCTACAGGGTCTTTTGTTAATTAAAGGGTTAAAGGGTGTGCACGTGCAACTTATACTCATCTTTTTCGTCATTAATTATTGAAACAATTTCACCGGCATAGGGATATAACGTTTCTGCTATACTATCGTAATCGGGTGAATCTGTAATATATTCTGGTACTTCATTAATATAAAGGGCAAGTTTTCTTTTCATACACATTTTAACAATTTTGTTATGCACTTCCTCATCTGATAATACCGTTGGTTCTTCTGGTTTGTTCATAAAATTTTCAGTATTGCCAATTTCAACACCGATATTAACAATGTCAGATAAAATTTCTTTTAATTCCTTTACGCTTATATTAATTTTCATATTATACTTCCTTTCTTTAAATGTTTCACGTGAAACATCATCTCATTTTATAACTTGTTTCGTGCAGTAGTATACCGCCTATGATTCTTTTTGGTACTAACTTTCCGGGTATCTCCAATCCTATATGGAAGTCTTTTAATGAGCGTTTAATTGGTTCTCCTTTTTCATTAAACAGGAAATTCTGCTCTTCTTCAGTGTATTCTTCTCTAGGCTTATACATGGAATCATCTTTACTGAGGGATAAGTTAAAATAGTCCTTACACTTATCTGGTAGTCCTGCGCACTTAATATTATAATAGCCGGGAATCTTTTCACCTGACCACACCCTCTCTTTTTCTTCCAAATTCTCTTCGACTACGTGTTCAATATATGTTTTCTGTCTCACAAAAATAGCTTTATCCCACTTGCTTTCCAGTTTCCAGCAACAGAACGCCGAGTTGTGTACTTTAATACCTGTGACTTCTTCAGGTTTTAAGTCGCAATGTATACTGTCCGTATCTGCATATATGAAACCGGGCTTATCTACACCGTGATAATTCTTTTGAGCCGCGCGTATTGTAAAGTTTCTGGCATAGGATGTGATAGCTGATCCGCAAGCGATATAGCCTGGTTTTTTATTCTCTTGATGAATTGGATAGAACCCTACAACACCGTTATCCTTCACGTATGCCAGCTTGAATGAGCTGTCTGTACTGGTTGCAAGTTTACCATATAAATTATTTAAGAAAAGCTTTGCAAGTGTACGCATAGCACCCTTACTGTTCATTTTTATTTCTTTGTACTTATCAATGTACTCATCAAAAATTCCTATATCGGTATAAAACCAGCATCCGTCCAGTATTTCAAAGTCCACAAGCTCGTAATGTTCAAGTAATAAAATATAATCCGTCATTGTGAGAGTCAACTCAACCCTTGTATCTTTTATATTACCATTTTTATCTGTATAGTGGGTGTAATATTCGCCTGTTTCACTATCGTATACGTCTGTTGATTCTAGGCACTCTGTACCGCAGTATAGTGGACTATTCTTTATCTGCACAAACGGCAAATACCCAGGTTTTAAATAAAACCTCGTTTTAATTCTCACAAAATAATACCTATTACCTAACAAAGCTTCATCTGGTATAAAATTGCCTTTCCAGAAATAGGGGTTTCCGATAGGATATCTGTTACCACTTTCAGAGTGCATCATAGAGGGGTATAAGGAATTGACATCTGCTGTCACACCTTGACCATACTCTTTATTTTCTTTACCCTTCACAAGGTAACACCAGCCACCTTTATATGATTTCCGTATCCAGTCGCCAGCTGTATCATACTTATGCACTTGTTTGTCAAGACTAACATCGTATAAATCAGGAAACATTTCGTTGTATGTTAACTGTTTCTTCAATGAACGCTTACATATCTTTTTGTATTCAGAAAAACAGCAAGACCCTATTGTAAGCTTGTCGTGCCCTTCATTAAACATAAATTCGAGTGCTTCTTTTACAACTAGAACGTCATTAGCGATGTACTTTTGTTCTTCGTCTGTGATTTCACAACCAGCATAACGAAAGCCCACGTACTCCATTTCAAGTTTCTTGTGTTTAGTTGAAAAACCTTTTCCAATTTGTTTAACTGAAAATGGGAGAAGCTTAAGCGAGTCACGTATTTCAATAAGCTGTCTGCCTGTTTTGATTTTAATTGAATACCATTGGCCCCTATCTGATATGGAATACTTAAATTCACCCGACTGTAAATCCTTATCTTTTTTCCAGTCCATATTGCCTGTATCAGATAAGTCACCAACTATGGCTTGTTTATACTTCAGCTTTGTTAGAAGAAAGTCGAGCCAAAAAGCACCGTCAAACTTTAGGTTGTGGAAGAAGATAACTACGTTAGTTTTAAGTGCTTTTATTCGGTTAAACATTGCTTCAATGCTGTGGTCAATAGTAACGTCCTCTGTGTATAACTCAACCATAGCCGCCGCCCATACTTCAGTACTCTCCTGGCCTTTGTAGACGGTTGTCTCAAAATCACCTACAAAATACCGGGGTTTTCTAGCTGACATATGTTAATACCTGTCGAAGTTACTATCTTCGTACATTGCGTTTTCCATATTGGATAACTCATTCCAAAACTCGTCCATTTCGTCCCTGTAAAAGTCACCCTGAGTTGAAAGAAACTGAATAACACCCTGCACAAAGTCGTTTGCCTTTTCTACGTTATAAACAATCGACCAACTTATTTCATACCCCTGTTCAGAAGCTTTCGTTAACATTTCAGAAACCGCAGTATCACCGTTATCTGAACGTAATTTGTCAAACCAACGTAACAACAGCGGGTATGCTTTACCGTTACGACATGATTCCAGAGTATATAGAAATGTTTCTATTACAGCACGTGTATAAAAATCCGTATCCTTATTTATCTTGTTTTTACGCTTTTGCTTTGGTGCTTTTGGTTTTGGGTATTCTTGTTTCTTTTGCGCTTGTTTTTTCTTTCTTGCTTTTGTTTCCTTCTCTTTTACCTTTGCCTCTTTACGTATACGTTTCTTATGCTCTTCTGGTGTTTCTATTTCACCTGTTTCACGTGAAACATATACCGCTTTTTTGTATAGCTCTTTTGGTGTTAGCTTTGCAAGCCTTGAAACTGAAGCTTTTGTTACTCGTTTTGGAATTTGTGGAAGTATATTTTCTTCAAATATGTAGCCTTGTTTCCTTGCTCTGCTAAGAAACGACTGTATACGTTTACGTTGCTTATTGTATTCTTTCCTAGTTTGTGATAATCTTTTTTTCTTTTTTGCCATTGTTTAACCCCCTATCTGTACAGAAAAGGTGGTGGACGTTAACCCACCACCCTATTTTGAAGCTTTTAACTTATCAGAGCTTTGAAGTATCTAACTCGACGCTGATAAATGTGCGTCCGGCTTTTGTCATTCCGCTTGTTTTGATGATTGCGAACTGTTCACCGGCCATAATTTTCTCGATGTCGGATAGAGAACGTTTTACTGTTTTTGACTGTGCACTGTACACTTTTTTGTCTGGTGTGATAATTGAAATGATTTCACACACCTCACCAGTTGCCTCCTTTACATCGTTAAACTCGATAATACCGGAAACTGTAATACTAGTACCGTCTGGTACATCCTTTAAAGAAGTGATTCCAGGTGCTACGGTCATAAGGTACTTCTCAACCTTGTCAAATTCTCTCGACTCTCTTGTGATTTCTACCATTGTTTTATTCTCCTTTTCTTACTATTAATCCTGTGCGTTTTCATCTGCATCTGCTTTTGTTCTAGATGGTAACTTCTCAGCCAGTTCGATGAACTGCTGTTCTGTCATGCCGTAGAGGGTTTCCACTGTTTCGGTTGAAATGACTTTAACCGGAATAATAGTTGCGTCCAGTGTTTCTTTTACAGCTTTAAGAAGTTTACTGTCATCAGTATAAGTGCGTGGTACTTCTACCACCTGTGTTACTGTTTCCTCTGCTACTGTGTTCACGCAGAGGACTGTCGCTTTTGTAGTTGTTACCGTCCTTGTGATCATTGGTTTTCTTGCCATTTGGGAGTGTTCTCCTTTCTTCTTTAAAATTTGTTTTAGTTGTTTCGGGTTTTCGCCTGACTACTGTCACACCACAGCACCGGGAACGAGCTGAGATTTTTAAATTTCGGGGTGTGGCGTGAGTGGACTGTACAGGATTTGAACCTGTGACTACGTATTTATGAGATACGGGTTCTGCCAACTGAACTAACAGTCCTGGGGTT